TTGCATCAGGCCCCAAGAGCCTCTCATTGGGTCTTCACGGTTGATTGCGTAGAGACTGCACCGAGATTCCCGGTACATGATCTTGTCTAGTTTCGGTAGTTGTTGCTTTGACCAGCCTTGCTGAATAGCCATGTCCCACCATTGGGGGCATTTTGCGTCCACAGGGATAGTGAGACTTGACAGATCACGTGCCGGTGTTGTAAAGAACGCTTCCATTTCATTGCTGATTGGGGTGATGATCACACCTATTGCTAGCAAGACTTTGAACATATTACTCCTTTAGTGCTTCTATTACGACTGATTCCAGTTCGTGTTTTGCATCCAGAATTGAAATTAGTTTTCTAACTCCTTTTACGTCTGTTTCTGAACCGGGTTCTGAATCAGAAACTATTTGGTGTAATACCAATTGCATTTCTGTTAGTGCTTCAATTGTGTCTAACATTTGTGTTATTGATAATTGAACTTCTAATATTGGTTCATCTTTGTTAGTCATTGAGTTCGCTCGACAGTCCTTTGTACAGTCTTGACATCATGAAGAAGTTGAGCATGGCGTCTTTGAGATCGCCGCTTGATTTATCTTCATCATATATTACTTCTGGGTCGTCTTCAAACCTGATTGATGATAAGAAATCTGTTCCATGTAACATTGTGAACAGTCTGACACGACGTTTTAGTGGGTGTTCTGAAGGACGTAACGCATTATCTTCGTCATGTCCGTCTTTGATTGGTGATGCCCATCCGCATGTAACGATTCCGAACTTCGTATATGGAGACAGTTCTCTGGCCATGTCATGATCTTCGAGCATGTCATAGATGTCGGCGTTCATTCCGATTGGGATAGTCATTGGTGTCTCACCATTGAATGTTTCAATTGCAAACAGAATTGCTTTGTCTAGATGAAAAGCATCTGTTGAAGTTGACTTGAGTGATTCGTCGATCATCCGGTCAATATATTTTAGGTCATCTAATTTTGGCATTATTTTTTGCTCTCCTTGTGGGTTTACCACGGTCTAGTGTGACTCCGCCCCACACGCCACATGAATTAGTTCGTGATCCGAACTCATAACATTGCAGACGTACTGGGCATTTTGTACATATTTGTTTTGCTTTATATAAATTGTTTTGTTCTTCTTTACCATCGCCGTGCTCAGGGAACCACCATCGTGTTGGATTACCGATGCACGCTCCCTGAGTCATGAAAAAAGGCTTGTAAACATTGAACTTTTGAGCTGCAATACTAGACATCGGCACCATTGGTCATGCGTGATACAAAGATGTTGATTGCTTTTTCTGCAGCTTCGTTGGCAACGTTAGCCATTGATGTGTGAACTGTTGATTCAATTTTGTCTTGTACGTTGTAGCTGTTGAGCGTGGACTGTACACAGTGGTCTACAACAGCACGGAAACGTGTGTTGCTCATGATTGCTTGGTGGAAGTTTGAACTCAGACCATACGATTCATTTGACATGATTATCTCTGCAAGAACAGAGAAGTCAATTTTGTCAAGAACATTGTCACGTATATCTGTGGTGTCAATGCTGGATACAGTCCAGTCACGAATCTTGCGAAGGAATGAAGTGTTGCTCATTACATTGTTTGCAAGTGATTGAATTGCTTCTGCATTTAGACGATTTGTTACAGCAAGTTTTTGCTCAAACATTTCGTCGAATATATTTTGTAGTCGCAGTGTTTCTCCTGCAGCTACAAGTGCTGTTTCTAGTTCTTCTGTAGTTGTCATTTTGTCTCCAACTTTCTTACGACGACGGAATAATTGTTTTCACCTTCATGACATGCCCATTCAAGTCCTGGGTACTTTGAATACGAATTTGCGTAGTTGCATGCTCTTATTTGGAATCGTTTTTTATCTTCTTTTGTTTTTGTTTTTGATGAATTCACTAGCACCCATCTTCCAAATTCTCCTGAATACAGAAGTTCTTTGACTATTGCTTTTGTTAGATGAGTTTTGATTACTGCTGCTTCGATGTATTGAAGTGTCATGATTTCTCCTTAGTAATAGCTTGGGTGTGTTGTTGTGATTACATCTAGTGAGTCTGAATAGTTTGCGTGTAGATCATCCCAGCAAAAACAATTTGCGAAAGAACCACAGTACAAACATGCTTTACATGATGGACAATGAGTGTGAAGTTCGTCGTTCTTGACGACTTCACTATGTGCACATGTGTAGCACTCAAGAAGCGCAGTGTGATTGTCTAGGTCAGTCATGAATACATCAAACTGTTCTAGAACTGCATCGAACTTGAGGTCAGCTTCGTCGTCGTAGTCATCGGAAACTTTTTGTTCCCATGGTTTGTATCCATATGTTGATTCGTATCCATAGTCCCAATCGTTGTATAGTGAACCGTAAGATCCTGCACGATATGGTGCTTGCTTATACGAACTGTTAGACCACCACATGTCATTAGCCCAATGACCATCTTGCTCATTGAGAATGTAGAAGTCAAACAAAGCATCTTCGTGTGTAGTCAAGAAGACAAGTTTTGAACCTTTAGCCCACGCAGACAACTTGTTGTAGTAGTCCATGTTGTCAAGTGATGTGATACCACCGACAGCAGGCATGATGTCTTGTGCAAACACTTTAGTGTCTGAACGAGTGTCATCTTTTTGAATAGCAACTGGCAGAATGCCGTTGTGTGCGACCACAGTTGAGTTGTCATTACCCAAGAAGAATGGGTGACAGTTATCAACAGTTTCAGAACCATGCGTTGCCCACCTGAAGTGGAACGTCGCTGGTCCTTGGTGCGTTCTGCGCAAGTCAATGAACTTGTTAGCAACTTCATCGAAGTCCATGCTGTGTGCAGTGACGATTTTCTTGCCGGTTGAAATAGCAAAACCGAAACCATCTGGATTAGAGATGGCTGCGGTTCTGAACTTGTCCATGTCTGGTGTTACATAGTCAGGAATGAATGTTAGTAAGCACATATTTGCCTTTCACCGAGACGAATGTTTAGACGGTCGTCAAGGATTTTGTAAGTGTCAGGTTTGGTTGCGACCCAACTACGGAATGAATTGAATGCCAGGGCATTACCTGACATAACTTGTGGTGTGCTGATTTCTTCCGTGTAATGGAAGGCTGCGTCGCAGAACTGCAGAGCGGCTTGCACCGTCTCAGGTTTGAGTGAAGGACGGAAGAACCGTAACTCCACAGTCTGCACGTTGCGCAGGTTGACAGCACAGTAACGATCATCGTTGACTGACTCACGTTTTGCCATCTTCATGAATGTAGACCCACGTAGTGTCTCCCGCTGGCCCCAGTCGTTGAATGTGTTTAGGAATGTATCAACATCAAATTTAGCGTATGTTGATTTCCTGCCTGCAAATTTGATTAGCTCTGTTGGGTTCCCGTAAATAAATTTGAGGAACTTGAATAGATGCTTGTCATCTTTGAATGCAGCACGAGACATGTGAATGTGCAGTCCACATGACTTCATGTTCCATGATTCATATCCGAGGCGACTGAGCCCCTTGATGCCTTCCCATTTGAAGTGTTTCATAAAGAAACCCAATGTCGCTGGATGCGACACGATTTCGAAACCATGGTCAATTGAACCATCTTCTTTTAGGTAGACAACATTTTCGTTGCCACGATGGTTGATTGTGTTGATAACCCATTGGGCACCTTCATCAATGTCACCATCTGTGCATTCGACTTCTTGTTCCATGCCTAGATATAGCGTTGAGCGATTATCTTCGGTTATTTTGCTGTAATACGATGATGTGCCATCGTCATGTAGGAAGCTGGCGTTTGGTTTGTAACTGTAACTGTGTACCAATGGACTCCCTTCGTTTTCTTCTTCTGCCATACAATCTTCTACGAAATTGTCGTTGCAACTTTCGCAACGTACATATCCGTCGAAACGATTGCTGAGTAAGTATTCTGTTTCCATGACATCGTCACACGACCAGCATGTACCGAGATCTTCTTCTTCTGCTTCTGATCGTGGCATTACTTCTCCTTGTAAGTTGGGTGATTTCTTTTAGACCTAAGTTTGCTTGACTGATAGGTATCAACCCATCCGAGTAGTACAACGCCGAGCACAATAAGTGTGCAGGCACCTGTGAAGAACAACATTAGATCAATCATCTAATTTCTCCGTAATGAATGAACCTTTTGTGTATGTTGTGAAGTACTTTTTGAAAACGATTTCTGAAATTTGATGGAAGAAGTCAACTCGTTCTTCTTCGTCTTCTACTTCGATGAGAACACGAATAGGATCATGTTCATCTGTCCAAGCTGTGTAAACAAGAATTTCGATATTGTTAGGGTTGTCTGGAACTGGTGAATTGAGAATAATTTGTTTGATTAGTGATTGCATATTTGCTCCTAGTTAGTTGCCTATCCGACATATCTTTGGGGTGAAACAAAAAACCCAGACCCGCCCGGTGGTTAGACCGAACGAGCCTGGGCTGCTGTGTTATGCGCCTACGATTGCAAGCGGCTTCATTTCCTCATACTCGGCAGCAATGATCTCTAGCGAACCGCCCAAGCGAACACGTTGCTTTGGGAACTTGTGCTCGATCATGTCACCCTCTGCGTTCTCCCAGTGAGTTTCAACATCGCCAATCTTTGCGACTTGCTCAACGATCAACTTGGTTCCTGCTGTGATGCTGTACATCTTGACAGTCTCGTTAGGAATCCATGCTTCACGTCGTACACCGTTACCATCAACAGTGAACGCAACGTTGGTATTCTTCGGGCCAGGATTCGACACCCCAGCGACAATAAGTTCTACATTCATGATTTACTCCGTTTCTTTGGTTGATATTTTGAAAAGATTTTTTTTTTGTGAGACTCATCTTGCCCCGCATCCCTGCGGGGGCAAGTGAGTCATAGTTACCGTTTACTTGACGTAGTTGAACGACCAACGACAGTCACCATCATTGAAGTCAGGCTCAGATTCACGCTCGCCTTCACGAAGTTGTTGGTGCTTGTCATCGTCATGCACGAAGTCCTCAAAGAACTCGTATGTCTCATACCAGTCAGTCTCCTGACGTTTACGACGATCCCCCAAGGAATACTCCAAACAGGCTTGTTCAATCTGGTCAAGACTAAGACCGGCTATTGTGAGACCCTGATCAGAAAACGCTTTGTGAAAATAGCGCTCTGTCATTGGATAATTGTCGTCTGGTTGTGGACGCAAATTCTTGGGATACACACGCTTGTACTTGCTGATCCGAGGTAGTTCTATCTTTGTCATACAGTTCCTTTCAGTTGGTGGCTCTGCTTGGGGGACAAACCTGCTCCCCCAAGCGAGACACGAATATTGAGTTATTTTTTACGTTCCAAACACCAGTTCTTGCTGACACTGATGTCCTTGATTGCACGTTCGTAGCCAAATTCGTAGGCAAAATAGCCAATGATTGCGACCACAATTGATGCACAGGTGAACAAGCCAAACCAGTTCATTAGAAACTCACAGTCTGGTCAAACCACGACTTGTCGTAGTGTGTGATGAGAGTCGTAGTTAGTGCCTGAATCTTCTGGTTTGCATTCTCCAGTGACTTCTCTAGTTCTTCAATCTTTTTGTATAGCAAGTGTTCTTGGTATGTCATGATTGCCTCTTTCGTGTTAGTAGTGGTTCAAAAGACCCTGTGATTTACAACCTCTGGGTCAACGGTTGGTTCATGAGTTTTGAGTCGGTCAATCGACTATGTACTAGAAGAGTACGCTTGTTGGGTCACACACGAAGTTGTATGCGGCCACAGCATCGTCAAGGTCAAGACCAGAGAAGATGGATTCGTTCTTGAGAACTAAGTCGTAGACCTGATCACCAAACATTGGTTCTAGAAGTTCTATGAGGCGATAAGTCTCCTCACGATTGATTTCATGAACATCTGCTTGATACTCGGCTACTTCGGATAGGAACTCGCTGTATTCTTTTAGTGTTGACACGGCAGTTACGCCCTTTCTGTTTCTTGGTCTGCACAATCGCAGGCTTGGTTGATTGATTCGTGATAGCAGTAGTACTCTGATTCATTGTTGCAAGACATAGTGGTTCTCCAGTAATTGGTAGTGAATATTTAGCATGGGTAGAAAATCCCCTTGCGTAGCAAAGAAGGGGATTTTTTTAGAAGGCGATCACTCTGTCATAGGCTGACCAAGGAATGGGGTTGATCTTTTTTATGGGGGGGCACATGTGTTGTGTGTTGTTGACCGTATGTTGAACGTTTACTGTTGGGGGGCCTGGTCCTTGCGGGGAAACAGTTTGATGTATGTGACTAGGCGACAACACCCCCTTCAGGGGGGGCAGGGGGGGGTGGGGTGGTGTTGTACAAATGGATGGTATCAGTCCATCTGCGGAGCGTTATCCCCAGGAATAGGGGGCGGGGGTCTTTGTTTAGGGATCCTACCCTTATTTTATATGGCGTTTAACACGAAATTTAGTGCTAAATTCAGACTACCATTTGACCTTGTTGGCCCAGTATGCGGCACTCATAGGTCCACGTGCAATGTTTTTGGCGTGACGGGTCTGAAACCTATTGCGCCGGCTGGCGTATTCTTTGGACTCACCCTCTTTTTTGGGGTTTCCTTTGACGCCTTGTTGACCGAATCGAATGGTCTTTACTTGTCCGCCAGATTTGGCGACAACGATGTGCGATTTGGTGGCATGGCTTGGGGTGGCTTTGGGTTTGTTGTAGCCACTGACGCCGGCTCGTGCTAGGCGTGGGTCTTTTTTGCTCGTTGCCATTATTTTGCTTTCTTGCTGACAGCCATGTTGTCAATTAGGTTTGGGTAAGGTCTGCCGGCTTTTTTAGCACGGGCTTTTGCTGCCGCTTTCTGCGAAGCGGTTAGCGGTGTTGATTTACGTTTTGGGTTTGGTTTGTCCCAAACCTTTTTTGTAGTTGCCATAGTTGTTCCTTTGGGCTTCCCCAGTTCTTTCGAACTGTGGTCGCAAGATCTTTTACTTGTTTTTCGACTCCCAGCTTCGGCTGGGGTCGTACTGTTTTCCCCCCTCCCTTACCCTCCCCCCACTTCGTTACATACCACTTGGTTAATTATGTTGCGCCCACAACAAGTAACAAAGTGACCTAATGTGTGATGAAGCAAAACGACGAACTCACCTTGAACGCTGTGCAACAACAGTACGTTGAATGGTTGTGTACTGCACCGAGTGAACGAGTGCCTCCAACCAAGAAAGCGTGTGCTGTTGCGTTGGGCGTTGACATCACAACGTTGCGTCGTTGGGAGAAGAAGGACATCTTTCGTCAGGCTTGGAAGGATTCTGTGGACGAAGTCCAGGGATCCCCGGAGCGGACGCAACGACTGCTCGACACGTTGTACGCCAAAGGCTTAGATGGTGATGTGAAGTCTGCTCAGTTATATCTTCAGGCAACGAACCGTATGGCTCCGCCTACGGTGACAGTAACAACCGCAAAAAAATCCGCTGAGCTGACTGACGAAGAATTAGATTCTTTGATTGCGGCTGTTGCTGGCCGTGAAAAGGCCCAGCGTACGCAGTTGAGAGCGGTGTGAACATGGTTGAATGCCCAGATTGTGGAGAGGAGTACCCTCCTGTTGCTACTCATTGGCTCTGCCCTGCTTGCGGTATTGATGATAATTCTCAGCCTAAGATGGCTGTTTTCGAACTGAAAGAGGACTAATAATGGCTGTACCTGCAAAACAAAATTTTTCGATTACCCGTGGAGATACCGAAACAGTGGTGGTAAACATCACTACAGATGGTTCTACGCCGGTAGACATTACTGGTCGCACGTACCGTGCACAGTTGCGTAGCACGAAGGAATCCCCGTCGATTAGTGCATCATTTGTTTGCACGATAACAAGCGCCCCTTTGGGCCAGGTTACTTGTGTTCTTTCAGCAGCTGCTAGTGCGGGTCTTTCTGCTGGAACCTATTATTGGGATTTTGAGGAAAACAATAGTGGAGTAATTACTACGATTATTGCTGGAACGGTAAACGTTCTTGCGGATGTGACCAGGTAAATGGCCACAAACCTTTTTACCATTGCGGTTGGTGGAGTTTCTGGGGCTGGATTAACATCCACAGAAAAAACATTTACTGTCACACGTGGTGAAACAGTCAACGCTGTAGACACGTCAGCCATCATTACGGTTGTTGGAACTGGAACCATTGGGCCAGTTGGACAAACTGGAGCCACAGGTGCTACTGGAGCCACCGGTGCAACCGGTGCCACTGGTCCTGCAGGTACCAACGGCACAAACGGAACCAACGGTGTTAACGGAACTGCAGCAACAATATCTGTTGGAACTGTTGTAACAGGCAACGAAGGAACATCTGCCATAATTACTAATGGTGGAACTTCTTCTGCCGCAGTATTTAACTTTACAATTCCAAGAGGAAACACTGGCGCAGGTGGTGCAACTGGTCCTACTGGTCCGCAAGGTATTCAAGGTGTTGTTGGTCCACAAGGACCTATTGGTGCAACTGGAGCTACTGGTGCAACGGGCGCCGCAGCAACCATTGCTGTTGGAACCGTATCTGCTGGACCGGCTGCTGTTGTCAACTCTGGCACAAGCGGGGCAGCAGTATTTGACTTCACATTGCAGACTGGTGCAACCGGGCCAACTGGTCCAACAGGGGCTACTGGTGCAACAGGCCCACAGGGAATTCAAGGTATACAAGGAGATGTGGGCGCAACGGGACCGCAAGGTCCCACTGGTCCTACGGGAGCAACTGGCGCTACCGGTGCAACCGGTGCGACTGGAGCAACAGGCCCTGGTCTAGTGGTTGGTGGAACTGCTGGACAGATTCTTAGCAAGATTGACTCGACTGATTACAACACTCAGTGGATAAACATCCCAACGATTAACGCTCTTGATGATATTGGAAACGTAAACGTTCCATCCCCAGTAAACGGTCAAGCACTTGTTTATAGCACTTCTACTTCGCAATGGATTGCTGGAACAGTTGCTACAGATCCAACTAGTAGTTCTAATTTTGCAGCAATCATGACAATGGACATAGGAGCATAAATGGCTATCGGAGATAGAAACGAATCACGTCTAGGTGGGCCAATCCAACTTGGTACATCTACGACCACAATTGCTACAGCCGCAACTGGTTATGCAGAAATTATTAAACAAGTAATTATTACCAATACGGACACAGTTGATCGAACCGTGACTTTGGCAATTGGTTCTGCAGCAACAGCTGCGAACCGTTTGTTTTCGAATCTACCAATTGGTGCCAACGACGTAATGGTGTGGGACACAGCATTGGTGTTGGCTGCTGGTGAAACCTTGCAGGGGTTGTCTGATACCGCCGCTAAGGTAACGGTTACGGTAGTAGGTTGGGAGAAGCAAACAGCCTAATGGGAATTGACGCTGGATACGGAATTGGCTCAGTAAAGCCAGGGGTTTGCACTAGCACGACACGCCCTGGTTCACCCTATACGGGTCAAATTATTTACGAAACTGATACCACTTTGGCAAAGGTGTGGAACGGTTCTGCTTGGGTTGATACACCTCCTGGTAAAGCAAACGTAGCGTCACCAACATTTACTGGCAACGTGGTTCTACCATCTACAACTTCTGTCGGTGCTGTAACTGGAACAGAAATTAGTTATCTTGCTGGTATTACGTCAATGGTGCAAACACAGTTAAATGCAAAAGCACCTGTTGCCAGTCCTACATTCACTGGAACTGTTTCTGGAATAACCAAGTCAATGGTCGGCTTGGGTTCTGTTGATAATACGGCAGATACGGCAAAACCTGTTTCTACTGCACAACAAACTGCTCTTAACTTAAAGGCGAATGTGCATGACACATCATTTACTGGAAGCCCCCAATGCAATTTTGTTCACGGTAACTTTTTTAGGCTAGACCTTGCTGCTGGAAATAATGGAAACGGAACTGGTAATGCTCAACTTAATTTGTGGATTAGCGAACCTGGTGCAAGTTGGACTGGTGCTGGTATTGCAAGAAATAGATTAAACTCTGCTGGCGGTTTTCCACGAGTTAATACTGGTCTTTCAGCACAAATAATTCGTTTTCCTGAAGGTGGGTCAATAGATTTTACTTGCACGAATTCCGCTGGAGGAGAAAACGCTTTTGCTTTTGACCCAAATGGTCTTGCGTACAAGGCTGGCGGTGGGTCATGGACAGCGTTATCAGACATTCGGCTTAAGGAAAATGTTCGTGATTATGACAAAGGCACAGCAGAACTTATGCAGGTTCGTGTTCGTGAGTGGGAACACAACGGCAAAGGTGGTTTGCAGGATGGGTCTAAAGGTCTTGGTGTTGTTGCCAACGAAATTGAGTTGGTGCTTCCAAATACAGTTCATGCTTATGAAGGAAAACTTAACCCAGAAGATGAAGAAACCACACAAATCAAGGCTGTTGACCCAACAGAAATTACGTGGTTGCTAGTAAAAACTGTTCAAGAACAGCAAGCAACCATTCAGTCATTAACAGCACGTATCGAAACATTGGAAGCACAATGACTATTTCTGCTACAACACAAGGCATCAAACCTGGAGTCTGCACCTCAACTAATCGACCTGTGAACCCGTTTGATGGTCAGGTTATTTATATGACTGATGTTGACCAGACTGCGGTGTGGGATGGCACACAGTGGACTGTGTTGGCTCCCATTGCTGGTGGCAGAAACATGGTGGTGAACGGTGCGTTCAGTGTGTGGCAACGAGGAACATCCTTTAGCAACCCAGCCAACGCAGCGTTTACGGCTGACCGTTGGTTTATGTATTACGATGGTTCGGGGGCGACACGGACTATCAGCCAACAAACTTTTACAGGGGACAATCCAACTGGTTTGAATGTTTCAAACTATATGCGTTTTGCTCAAACTGTTGCTGGTACTGGTTCAACAACAAACGGTATGTTTTCAAAAATTGAGGATGTGCGAAAACTCAATGGTCAAACTGTGACATTGAGTTTTTATGGTAAAGCAGATGCTTCAAGAACTGTCAACTGGCAAACATACCAAGAGTTTGGTACTAGCGGTTCAGGTTCTGTTCAAGCAAACTCAACAAACTTTAGTTTTACTTCAAGTTGGCAACGATTCTCCGTGAGTTTCACCATGCCATCAGTATCGGGTAAAACTATTACATCCAATAGTTCTGTTTCGTTTCTTCTTGTTTTCCCTGCAAACGCTACTGGAACTTTTGATATTACAGGTGTTCAACTTGAGGCTGGTTCTGTTGCTACACCATTTGAGTTTGAAGACTACGGAACCACACTCGCTAAATGCCAACGATATTTTTGGAAAGTAAGTGGAGCAATATCACCAAATATTGGTTTATGTGTTGGCGTTGGTACTGGAAGCACAAGCCCAGGAATAAGACGTTTAACGTTTGCACTACCTGTATCCATGAGGACCAAACCAACAATAACAATTGGGGGAACTCACCGTCTATATACAGGCGGTTTAACAAACAGGGGTCTTGCTTCAGTAAACTTTAACTCATCTGGGCTGGACAGAATATCCATAGATGTAAACACAGAAAATACCACAACAGCAGGTGAGAGTTTGTTTTGGGTTATTGACTCAAGTAACGCAATTGACTATCTTGACGTGAGTGCAGAATTATGATTTATTATATTGTGAATTATCAAGATAGACATTCAGTTATAGCAATTGATGCTGATAAACGTATATCTATCCCCGATGACCCTGCTAACTCTGACTACCAGCAATATCTAGCATGGGTTACTGAAGGTAACACCGCCGAAGAATGGAGTCCAGATGCCACTGTCTAGTGTTGTGGGCGCACAATCAATTGTTAAACCGGGCGTATGCACGTCAACGACTCGACCTGCTAGTCCCTATGTTGGTCAGTGTATTTATGAAACTGACACCCTATTAGCAAAGGTTTGGAATGGTTCAACATGGGCCGATTACCCAGAAGGAAAACTGACAGCGACTACTGCTGTCACATCTGGCAGGAACGTGGTTATCAACGGTGCTATGAACGTATGGCAACGAGGTACAAACACGGGAACGCTTGGTGTGGGTGGCGGTAGTTATGTTGGACCTGACCGTTGGTGGTTTTACAACAACGGATTTACCACAACAATGAGTCAACAGTTGTGTGGAGCAACACTTCCACAATTTAGAAACTGTCTTCGCATTCAAAGAACGGCAGGTCAAACTTCTATTGTTTCATCGGTTTTCTTTTCACCGCAAGAAACGATTAACTCGGTTCGGTTAGCAGGGAAAAATGCTACTTTGTCTTTTTATGCTCGTGCAAGTTCTGGGATTTCTAGCACAACTGCTTTGGTTGTTAGTGTTTGGACTGGAACTGGAACAGACCAAAGCAATTTAGGTGGTGGTGCATATACTGGTTCAGCAAATCCAATTAGTAGCAGTCCAACACTAACAACATCTTGGCAAAGGTTTACTGCTACTGGAGTAATTTCATCAACAGCTACAGAGGTTGGTGTACAAATAGGTTTTATCCCCGCTGGTACTGCTGGAGCATCAGATTATTTTGAAATAACTGGCATCCAACTTGAAGAAGGTTCTGTTGCCACACCATTTGAACACGAAGATTATTCAACAACGCTCTTAAAATGTCAACGGTACTATTTCCGTTCATTTTGTAATTATCTCCTTGGTGCTGTGCGTGACGCAAACCTTCCATATTTTACAAAACAATTTCCAACAACCATGAGGATAGCCCCATCGCTTTCATCTAATTACAACGCACGTGCTGCATCTTTGGCACCTGCGGTTGCTGGAGAAATAGGGTTTTATGGTAATGGTTGGTACGGAGGTTCTGGGGGTACTGCATTAAATGTTGACAATGGGGATACAGACCAATTAAGTTTTTACTTTACTGGATGGATTGGTACCGCTGGACAAAATCTTACGATAATTTCAAATAACTTAACTTGGTTTGGATTTACGGCGGAGTTGTGATGTACACATTTTACTTAACACCAACAGGGGCAAAGTTCATTCGCACAATTGATGATCTGGGGATTACTCACATTATTCCCACAGACCTTGCTAACCCCGATTATCAACGCTATTTGGATTGGGTTGCTGAAGGCAACGTAGCCCAAGAGTGGCAACCAGAGTAACGAAAGGGCTATAAGATATGGCTTTAACTCTCCCACACTCATTCTCGAATAACACGGTTGCTGAAGCAGCCGAGGTAAACGCCAACTTTAATGCGGTAAAGCTGTTTACCGACGCTCTGCAAGATGGCTCAGGGATTGACAACCTCGTAATTACCAACAGCAAAATAGCGACATCTGCTGTAACCGAGGTAAAACTGGCTGCTAGTGCGGTAACTGAAAGCAAGCTTGCAGACCGTTCTGTTGGTTCAACGAAGTTGACTGGTGCTGGTATCGTTCCGGTCACGGCCGGAACATACACATTCTTGGTTTCTGACGCCCACAAGGTTGTCACGTTTGCTAACGCCTGTACGGTGACTATTCCAGCCGGCGGCTTTGTGGTCGGAGATCAAATCAACATCCTTCAAATTGGTGCGGGTCAAGTGGCAGTTAGCAACGCTGGAGTGACACTCAGACTTGAGTCGTCACGAAACAAAACACGTGGCCAATGGGCAATGGCAACATTGATCCAAATTGCGTCAAATGAATGGGTTCTAGTCGGCAACGTAGTAGCATAATATGCAATTTGTTGGTTCAGTTGGTGGAACATACCTAGGCGTCCCAGCAACACTTAGTGCTGTTAGTGCCACGACTGGTGGTTGGAGCGCAACAATAACAAATTATGATGCTTCGTATACTTATACGGTAACAACTACCGCAGGTTCTGTTTCACGAACCGGCGCAACGGTAACCCAATCTGGCTTGGCAAACAATCAGTCTTCAACTGTAACAATTGTAACTGTTAAAAGTGGTTTTGAATCTGCTTCTGGAACTCTTTCTGGAACGGCATTTACCCAACTAACCACACCAACATTGGGTGGTATTTCGGCAAATGTTGGTGGATTTACTGTTGGTATAACCAACCATGATGCCTTGAATACTTATGTTGTGAGCACCAACTCTGGGAGTGTTTCTGTTTCTGGTTCGACGATTACACAAACTGGTCTTGGAAACGGTGCCTCGGCAACCGTTTCTGTTTATGCAACAAGAGCTGGATTTGCAAACTCTGCTACAGCATCTACAACTGGAACAGCGCAAAACGTATTGGCAACCCCAACAACGAGTGGAACTACGGCCACAACTGGAGGTTTTACATTTACGATCACAAACTACGATGCAGCAAATACATATACAATAAGCACTAGTGCTGGTAGTGTTTCCCGTTCTGGTTCAGCAATAACCCAGACTGGGCTTGGAAACGGTGTTTCAGCAACAGTCTCAATTACCGCAAGCCGTGCAGGGTTTGTTAACTCTGCTACCGCAACACGTACTGGAACTTCAAGTCCTGCTTGTTCTTCGTGCACTTATGCCTACACGGCAGTTGAAGGTGGAAACTGTTGCTGTACTGGAATGTGCGGCGCTGCAAACCAAGTTTGCTGTTATGACATTATTGTTTACACAGGCAACCCTGCTGGATGTGTTGGGTGCAACGCATCAATCGGGTCATGGTACGCTTGTGACGGAACTTGTTAATAACTAATTAGGAGAAAATATGTCAGAACAATCATTAGTCCCAGAAGGTGATACTTCTGGATATGTACCAAGTATAACTTTCAATGCGGATGAAAATAAATTTGTTTCAGTTGCACCAGTTAAATGGTATGCATTTGTTATAAATGGTGAAGTGGTTTGGATGCAAACAGTAAGTGTTTCTTTGGAATATCTTGTTTCTGTTATGTCTTCAGGCCCAGAAATCATTGAAGTTCCTGAGCCCCTAATGGGTCAGGTTCTTAGTGGTTGGACTTATGATGGGACGTTCCATCCACCAGTAGTTTGATTATGACCCCATGGGAAAGATATAAGGAAAAGGTTGGTTCAACAAGACCTTGGGACATGTTGAATCCAGCTGAACCCAAAAGTTTAACGGAAGAAGCACAAGCAAGATATGACATTTGTAAAAGTTGTCCAGAACTAACTGGAGTAACAAAGCAATGCAAACAATGTTTGTGTGTTATGCCGTTAAAAGTAAAATTACAAAACGCAAAATGTCCTTTAGGAAAGTGGTGATTATGGAAAAAGTAAAAGATTTTATCTACAACAATCCGGTTCGAGTTGCAGCATTTGTTTCAGCATTTGTTGCATTGTTTGCACCATTGTTTTCAAGCGCAATTCCAACGGAAACCGTTGTTGCATTTGTGCTTTCTTCAATTGGTCTTGGTGAATACGCACAGCGTGCAGAGAACAAGAAAACCGATGAAGCCTTATTTACCGAGGTACCTGAAGAAGAATAATGGAACTTAACGACCTTCTCAACGAGAAGGAATGGCGTAAATGTAAGGGATCAGAGGGTGCTACTACAGACGAACTTGTGGCCGCATTCTCTCATTTCTGTTCTACGTATTGGACTATTAGACATCCTGAGCGGGGTCGTATCAAGTTTCAAATGCGTGAAGCGCAGGAGGAAACTGTACGTACCTGGATCGAGTCCCGATACAGCATCGTTCTAAAGGCACGACAGATTGGATTTTCTACTCTGGCTTCGGCTTTTACATTCTGGGAAACGTATTTCTGGGGTGACAGATTTATTGTCATGCTTAGCCGTACGGAACGTGAAGCGTCAAAGCTTCTGCAGAAAACCAAGTATGGCTACAAGATGCTCCCACAATGGATGAAGGTCCGTGGGCCTGAGATTGTTTCTGACAACCTTTTGAAGATGGTGTTTGCTAATGACTCGGCTTTGGAGTCCTTGCCTTCTGGCAATGACCCTGCTCGTGGTGAATCTGTTTACCGAGTGGTAATCGACGAAATGGCGTTCTTACCTGACGCAGAATCCGCTTGGGCATCTATCGAACCAATTGCAGACGTTGGTGGACGTGTTATTTGTTTGAGCACCGCTAACGGTGAAGGCAACATATTCCATACGTTGTGGGTTGGATCACAGACTGGAACAAACCGATTCACGGGTATCTTCTTTCCTTGGTCTGCGGGTGATCGTGACGAGGACTGGTACGAGGCTAAAAAGCGTGATCTACCTGATTGGCAGTTAGCACAGGAATACCCTAGTGATCCAGAAGAAGCTTTTGTCCGTTCTGGTCGTCCGGTCTTTGACCTGGACGCTTTGCGTGGCATCGAACCCATTGACCCCATCCGTGGTTATTTGAAGAAGGGTTACGGCAAAAATATTTATGACTTTATTGACGATGGTGGTGAACTAGCCATCTGGGATATGCCCACCATTGGTGAGGCATATGTGATTGGGGCTGACGTGGCAGAAGGCTTAGGCCATGGTGACTACAGTTCTGCACACGTAATTTCTGCATCCACAGGAATGGTTGTAGCCCATTGGCACGGGCACATTGATCCCGACTTGTTTGGTGAGGAAGTCTTGAATGCTTTGGGTTGTTTCTACAACTACGCATTAGTTGGTGTGGAGTCAAACAACCACGGTCTGACAACTCTCAAGAGTCTCCAGAGGGTTGGATACAGGAACATGTACCGGCAACGCAAGATGAACCACAGAAACCCTCAGCCTGGTGAGACTTTGGGTTGGCGTACAACTAGCGCTAGCAAGCCTTTAGCGATTGACGAACTTGGTGCAGCGATCCGTGATTCGAGTCTTTCGTTGTATGACTTCAAGACCATTGCTGAACTTAGGACATTTGTCCGTGAAGCCAACGGCAAGATGCGTGGATCCCCACATGATGACCGTGTGATGTCTCTGGCGATAACTAACCAGATGTTGAAGTATGTCTGGTTGCCTGAGTACCGACAGGATCTAGAGCCTAAAAGGAACTCTTTGGCATGGTGGGAGCGTTATATTATCAAGGATGAAATACCAACCCGTCCCAAAATCGGTTCTTTCAACTCAAGAGTGTAACGATTCGACCTTATTATGATGAAAAGCTACCGTTGTCTCACATGTTTGGCAGAATTTGATTCAGATGAACTCCCAAGGCGGGGTTCAATTTGTTTTAAGTGCCATGTAAAAACTATCCGTCTTGGATTCACCCATGGTCAAGAAGATTTCCATGGACCTACGATTGGCGAACGCCAACGTAAAACCGTCGCTGATGCTGCTGCTAATGGCATCAACGCTGAGCCTGTTACCAATTGGATGTAATGGGGTGGAGACGGTCTGGGTACCTTTGGCGGTCGCAATCATCACGGGTCCTGCGGTGGTGGTACTACAGAGATTACGTAAAGAAAATACGGAACAACACGCAGAGGGAAGAATCCTTCTGAAGATGATCGGCACAAAAGTGGACAGAGTTGCAGAAAAACTAGACAACCATATTGGTTGGCATGATGGTAAAAAGGACGCATAATGGCACGAACGAGTAACCGTGAAATAATTACCAAGTACCGCAACAAGATCGAGCAATCACGACGTTGGCGCCGTGAAGAGAAGTACGACGACACATGGAACCGAATGATCGACATGTATCGTGGCAAGCATTTCCGTACGACCTCAGAAGAAGATCGTCTGCTTGTAAACATTGCATTTGCAACAATTAACGTTATTGCTCCTGGAGTTAGCGTCAACTACCCAAAGATTACCGTAAACGCAAAGCGTTATGAAGATGCTCCACGAGCTGTAATCACAGAAGAGATTGTGAACTATTGGTGGCGTCACTATGACTGTCAGAAAGAGTTCCGACGTGCAGTAAAAGACATGCTTATTCTTGGTCATGGTTGGGTTAAGACCGGATACCGCTTTGTTGAAAAAGAAGACGGATCATACGATACTGCAGATGAACTTGCCACAATGGAATCAATTACCGAAAGCGAATTGATCATTACGGAAGATCGTCCGTTCATCGAACGGGTGTCTCCATTTGACATTTTTGTGGACGCAGATTCAACATGCATGACAGATATCAGGTGGATCGCACAGCGAATCCGCCGCCCACTTGAAGACATCAAGAAGGACAAGCGATACAACGCTGCAGCACGTGAGATGGCTGCACCATCACACTTTAGCAAGTATGGGCAGGACGAGTACCGTGCACGTCGCTCAGAGAGCCCTGAGGACTCATACGTTGAGATCTGGGAGTTCTACGACCTAGATCGTGGACTCATGTCAGTGTTCTGTGATGGTGGAGATAAGTTTCTTGTCAACCCAACAAAGATACCATTCTCATTTGGTCACCCATTTGTGATGTTACGCAACTATGAAGTCCCTGACTTCTTTTATCCAATTGGTGAACTAGAAGCAATTGAGCCATTGCAGATGGAACTCAATGAGACTCGTACACAGATGATGAACCATCGTAAGAGGTTCTCACGCAAGTGGCTGTACAAGGAATCAGCATTTGATGCCGATGGTCGTTCAGCGCTTGAAAGCGATGAAGACAACATCATGGTTCCTGTTATCTCGGAAGAATCATTGGGTGGCGTTATCGTTCCAATGCCTGCAGTTATTAGCCCACCAGAGTTCTACAACCAGTCAGAACTGATTTCACAGGACATTGACCGTGTATCTGGTGTATCTGAATACCAGAGAGGCTCTCTTCCAGAGATCCGTCGTACGGCCACAGAAGCTGGCATCATTCAAGATGCGGCTAACGCACGATCTGCAGACAAGCTTGCAATTGTTGAACGAGCAATTGGTGACTGTGCACGTCGACTTGTAATGCTGGCACAAGAGTTTATGACTGGTGAACAAGCAGTTCGTTTGGTTGGTAAATCAAGCGAACAAGTTTGGATCAACTTTGACCGTGACTACATCCAAGGTGAGTTTGACTTTGAAGTTGAAGGTGGATCAACCCAGCCGGTAAACGAATCATTCCGTCGTCAGATGGCGATGCAGGTTGTGGACGCAATGGGACCATTTGCTCAGGCTGGGATTATTGACATGCCAAAACTTGCAACATACGTGTTGCAGTACGGTTTTGGTATCAAGTCTGCGTCTGGTTTTATTACCCAGCCACCTCCTCCTGAACCACAGCAGGCACCAGCTCCGCAGGAGCAGATGCCACCAGAGGCAATGCCTCCACAAGGTCTACCACCAGAAGCAATGATGCAGGGAATGCCACCACAAGGTGACATGGGTGGTTTACCACCTGAACTTGCACAACTTCCGCCTGAGTTGCTAATGCAAATCATGCAGGGTGGTGGAATGCCACAAGGTATGCCTCCGGGTATGCCGCCTGGTATGTAACGAAAATACTCCATCTATAGAGCAACCAACAAAGGACTCAAACAGCGATGAGCGACATAATTAGCAATGAAGTCGAAGCGGACTTGGCCCCTCAAGAGGGACAACCACAGGAAGTTAGCGATGTAGTTGAAAACCTCAGTGAAGCGGAAATTGAACTGCTTCCTGTTGATGAGTTCGGTGACAAGTATGTCTCCGTTCAAGTCAATGGTGAAGACGTAAGAGTTCCACTCAAAGAGGCGCTTTCTGGATACCAGCGTCAAGCGGACTATACCCGTAAGACACAGGAACTCAGTGAGCAACGACGCCAATTTCAATTTGGTGCTGCTTTGCAAGAAGCCTTGCAGAACAACCCTAAAGAGACGTTGGACTTACTTTCCAAACATTACGGTATGGGAGAGCAACCTTCTACTGAAGAAGAACTCTTACTTGATCCGGTGGAAAAGCAGTACAAGCAGTTGGAACAACGAGTACAAGCTTTTGAACAACAAAAGGCAATGGACGAGTTGGAACGAACTGTTGAATCGTTGCAGAACCGATACGGCTCTGATTTTGATGCTAATGAAGTTGTTGCCAAAGCTTTGGCTGTGGGTTCAACGGATTTAGAGGCAGTTTACAAGTCAATTGCTTTTGACAAGGTTTATGAGGATGCACAGGTTGTGCGCACTCTTCGTGAGAAGAAGGCGCAAGAAGCAACCCAGATTACTCAGGCTAAGCGTCAGGCAAGTGTAACTAGTGGCACCACATCATCTTCTAGCGCTGATGTATCGGCAAAACCAATCACATCATTACGAGAAGCTTTTGAAGCCGCAAAACGGCAACATAGCGTCTAACAACCTAAGGAGAAATCATGTCAAACGCAAACTTTGATGCGCTGCTCTCAA